CAGATTAAATGCAGTATCCGATATATTTGCATCGGGTAAGGTATGGTATCCTCCGACACGATGGGCAGAAGAAGTGATCGAGGAAGTTGCAAGTTTCCCTGCTGGGGAGCATGATGACTATGTGGATTCTACGTCTATGGCGTTAATGCGTTTTAGAAAAGGGGGTTATGTCCAAACATCACTGGACGAGCCAGAAGATTACTACAGTACGAGAGAGTATAAACGATACAAAGCTAACACAAGTCGTACATTATATTACTAAGGATAGAACAATGGTAGGATATAGCAGTCCAAAAGCAACAACAAGCGCTAGAAAAAATTACGAAGAAAGAAACCTAAAAAAATTTGGTAAAGGCAATAAAGAAAGCGGCGCATACAGACGCAGGAAGATAGGTAAAAAAGAAGAATACGGTAGCCTTTCGGAAAAAAACGCTGCTGAAATGATGGCTGCTAAAAAGAAACCAACAGTAAAAAAAGCAACCGCACCGAAACCAACAGTAAAAAAAGCAACCGCACCAAAATCTAAAGATAAGTTAACCGCCGCGCAAATGAAAGCAAAGCTCGAAAGAGCAAATAGAGATAACAAGCGTGGGTTAACTAAAGCGGAAGCACGAGCAATGGGTTTAACCGCTGCATCAAGAACTTCAACTACAAAATCAAAAAAACCAATATCTCCTAGAGAAGCTGCTGCTAAACTTAGAGCTGACAAAAAAATACAAAGTGATGCGGTAGCTAAAGAAGCAAAAAGAAAAGTTAAGGAAAAAAAGAAAACAGATATAGTTGATACTGCCGCAGCAACTATAGCTACTACAGCAGTACCAGTACTACGAGTTCTTAAAGGTAGAAACGCCGTTAGAGCAGCTAAAACGGTTAAACCAAAAGTAGAACCTAAAGTAACACGTATTCCGGGCACAGCTAAAGAAATTAAACCTAAAGTAAAAGCGTTACCTAAACAACAGAAAGCGTTACCTAAACAACAGAAAGCGTTACCTAAACAACAACCCCAACTGCCACCACCTACAAGAGGTGGAGGAAATAGAGTAAAGGCTGAAACTACAGATAGAATAATAAAAGCCGGTGGCAAAATTGATCGTCGTAGAGGCCCAAAAAGAAAGGGGCCACCTAAAAAACCACGAACTGACGAAATGACCATGAAAGATATAGGTATGCGTAAAGGCGGTTTGGTTAAAGGCATAGACGGTATTGCTAAACGCGGTAGAACTAGAGCAACACGAAGCAGGTAAAGTAAATGGCAGACAAACCAGACCTAGAAATTGTCTTACCTGACGGAAGACCTGTATCAGAGTTTCAAGAACCCCAAGAAGATATGGGAACGGTTGTTGAAATAGGTATAGGTGGTGAAGGTGGACTCACTGTAGAAGTTGATTTGCCTGATGGCGAAGACTTTTACGAAAACCTAGTTGATGAATTTGACGACGAAGATAGAGACTTAGAAAAAATAGCTTCTGACCTAATGGCTGATTTTGACGGCGACCTTAGTGCTAGAAAAGACTGGCTACAAATTTATATAGATGGGTTAGAATTGCTGGGTCTGAAGATAGAAGATCGAAGTGAGCCGTGGGCAGGAGCCTGTGGGGTTTACCATCCACTATTGTCTGAAGCGTTGGTTAAGTTTCAATCCGAGACTATTATGGAAACAATGCCCCCCGGTGGCCCCGTTAAGACTAAAATTATTGGTAAAGAAACACCAAAAAATTTAGAAGCTGCTGCTAACGTAGAAGAAAATATGAACTACTATATAACGGATAAAATGCCGGAGTATCGTGGTGAACATGAAAGAATGTTATGGGGTTTAGGACTGTCGGGTAATGCGTTTAAGAAAGTTTACTATGATCCCGCTGTTGATCGCCCAGTCTCTATATACGTACCAGCCGAAGACATCGTGGTTCCCTATGGAGCCAGTAGTCTTGATTCAGCAGAACGAGTCACGCATATTATGCGGAAGACCGAAAACGAAGTTAAAAAACTTCAAGCTGCTGGGTTCTACAGTGATGTTGAGTTAGGGTCTCCTGACGACTATGAACTGGATGACGTAGAACAGAAGATAGCAGAGAATATGGGGTTTAGCGCAACCAACGATGACCGCTATAAAATATTAGAGTTCCACGTGGAACTAGACCTAAAAGGTTTTGAAGACACAGACGAGGATGGGGACGAAACAGGCATTGCGTTGCCTTACGTAGTAACCATAGAAAAAAGCTCACAAGAAATACTAGCCATCAGACGCAACTGGGTAGAGGGCGATGACGCTAAAAACAAACGCCAACACTTTATTCATTATCCATACATTCCGGGATTTGGCTTTTATGCGTTTGGGTTAGTACATCTACTAGGTTCATTTGCTAAGTCAGGCACATCTTTAATTAGACAACTTGTTGATGCAGGAACCCTGTCTAATTTACCGGGTGGGTTTAAGACTAAAGGTATGCGAATTAAAGGCGATGACACACCGATATCTCCTGCAGAGTTTAGAGATGTTGATGTAGCCAGCGGAACTATCCGCGACAACATTATGACGTTGCCGTACAAAGAGCCAAGTCAGGTTCTTTTTCAACTGATGCAAAATATTGTTGAAGAAGGGCGACGGTTTGCTTCTATCTCTGACATGAAAGCAAGTGACATGTCTACTCAAGCACCTGTTGGTACAACCCTTGCGATATTAGAACGCACACTAAAAGTTATGTCTTCGGTTCAAGCGCGTGTACACGCAGCTATGAAACAAGAGTTTCAATTACTTGCAGAGATTATTAAAGACAACACACCAGCTAACTACGTTTACAAACCATCGCAAGGAGATAAAGCGGTAAAACGTGCAGATTACGACATGGTAGAAATTGTGCCTGTGTCTAATCCTAATTCTTCTACGATGGCGCAGAAAGTAGTGCAGTATCAAACGGTATTGCAGTTAGCACAAACGTCACCAGAACTATACGACCTACCACAGTTACACAAACAAATGTTACAAACGATAGGAGTACAAAATGTCGATAAGCTCGTGCCTACAGAAAAGGATCAAAAACCTAAAGACCCAGTTTCTGAAAATATGGACATCATTACTAATAAACCCGTTAAAGCGTTTTTATACCAAGATCATGAAGCTCATATCAAAGTTCACATGAACGCAATGCAAGACCCAGTGGTTCAAAAATTAATGGCGAACAACCCTAATGCAGAGAAAATAGCTGCAGCATTACAAACACATATAGCTGATCATCTAGCATTAGGGTACAGAATCCAAATTGAAGAACAATTAGGTACACCGTTGCCACCGCAGGATGAGCAGTTGCCGCCAGAAATAGAAGCACAACTATCCCGACTGTTGGCTGACGCATCTGATCAGTTATTGCAAAAAAATATGTCTGAAGCGCAACAACAAGAAGCGCAACAAAAAGCGCAAGATCCTATGGTGCAAATGCAGCAACAGGAACTTCAACTTAAACAAGGTGAACTAGAACGCAAAGCTGCTAAAGATCAAGCAGACCATCAAATTGCTCAAGCTGAAATGCAATTAGAAACAGCTAAACTTGTTGCTATGGGTGTTAAAGATGAAGCTGAGTTAAATCTTAAACGGATTGTTGAAGGCGCTAAATTAGAATCGGGTGATCGCCAAGCGTTAAACAAACTTATTACTTCTGGTGTTAAAGATGAATCTGAGTTAAACCTTAAACGAATGATTGAAGAAGCTAAATTAAGAAGTGGGACAAACAACAACGAGCCTAACAATCAATGACCGTTTTTGAAGTATTAAAAAAAGAAATAGCTATTAAAGAAACACTATTACTTGATAAGCTAAGTAGTGGCAGCATTAAAGATCATTCAGAATATAATTATGTTTGTGGAAACATTAGTGCACTACGCAGTATTATGGAGTATATTACCGAACTAGAATCAAACTTTGAGGAAGATTAATGAGTAATGTAGCTCCTATAGATGAATCTGTAACAGCAACCCAACTACCAGAACCACAAGGATACCGCATCCTCTGCGCCATTCCTGACATAGAAGACAAATTTGATAATGGTATTATCAAAACAGAAGAAACCATTAAAAACGAAGAAATACTGGCTACAGTGTTATTTGTAGTTAAACTAGGTACAGACTGCTATAAAGATGAAAGCAGGTTTCCTAGCGGCCCTTACTGCAAAGAAGGTGACTTTGTATTGGTTAGACCCCACACAGGGACTAAGATAAATATACATGGCAAAGCCTTTCGTTTAATAAATGATGATTCTGTAGAAGCAGTAGTTGACGATCCACGAGGAATACAAAGACAATAATTTTAACTAAAAGAGGATAGTGTAATGCCACAAACCGCATTAGAGAATGAAGCAGTTGAGGAAGAAGTTGTAGAAACCCCCGAAGTTGCTGAAGAAGAATTTGAAATTGTCGTTGAAGACGACACCCCCGAAGAAGACCGTGATCGAGAACCTATGCCAGAAGAAATTGTGGACACTCTCGAAAAAGACGAGCTTGAAGAATATTCTGTAGAAAAAGCCAAACAACTTAAAAAAGTGTGGCATGACGAACGTAGGGCTAAAGAA